CCGATAGTATATCGAGGTACTTCTACAGCTTGTTCTTGCTCTTCAAATGGCGATTTACCTTCGATAACTCGCAGTTCTAATTCCATTGCTTTTTTTCTAACTTCGGTAAAAGCGGTTGAGTTTAACTGCATGTTTGCCCGAAAGACCTTTACAGTGTCTTTTTTATGATTGCCTAATGGAATATATATTCTATAAGCAGCCGATACGGTTCCTGTTTCCGATATACGCCAAACTAAACCATTAATACTTGGGTCAGTTTGTCTGGTTTTTTTTCTAGCTTTACTAAGTGTGGTTAAATACTGAAGCGTGATCGCTTTCTTCATTGATACCCCCTTGGTTCACGTTTAATTCACGATTGCTTTTGATCAATAATGAACTAGATATCACAAAGTGATACAAGTTCGTGAACAGTGATACAGCCGAAAACCGCAGAAAGCAAGGAAATTGTATAAATAACTATAAATTGTATTAGTTTTTGACTCCTGTCGGAGTCGCCAAAATTTTTTTTAACACCTTCTAGGCTATTGAAATCGCATAGTTATTTCTAAAAGGTATTTTCTTCCCGCACTTGGTTCACGAAATATTCACGTTCATTTAAATCACCTGCGGGATTCAAACCCGTTGCTTCTACTGTTGCTCTACCTCCGTACCCAAAGTCTTGTATCT